TACGAGATAGGCTCCGGTCTCGTGGGCTCGGAGATGTGTATAAGAGACAGTACATGAACAATTTACAGATTTTCGACAATGCCAAGTTTGGCAAGATAAGAACAATCGAGGAGAATGGCACAGTGCTGTTCTGCGGAAAGGATATCGCAGTTGCTTTGGGATATGCAGACCCGAAGAAAGCGATTATTCAGCACTGCAAAGAAAATGGGGTGGCGATTTACCCCCTCATAGACAGCATGGGCAGAGAACAGCAGGCAAAATTTATCAACGAGGGCAATGTTTATCGTCTTATTGCACACAGCAAGCTCCCTACGGCTGAGCAGTTTGAGCGCTGGGTGTTTGACGAGGTGTTGCCAACAATACGCAGAAACGGTGCATATATGACAGACGATACACTTGAGCATGCGCTGACGTCTCCGGACTTTCTGATACAGCTTGCAACAAAGCTCAAGGAAGAAAAAGCAAAGCGAATAGAGTTAGAAGCACAGGTTGAGCAGGACAAGCCTAAAGTGTTATTTGCAAGAGCAGTCGAAACGGCACACACATCCATACTGATAGGCGACCTTGCGAAAATCCTTAAGCAAAACGGCGTTCAGACAGGACAGAAAAGGCTATTCGAGCAGTTAAGGCAGGACGGCTATCTGATAAAGGGTGGCAACTCACATAATATGCCGACACAAAGAGCGATGGAAATGGGTTTATTTGAGGTCAAGGAAAGCACAGTGAACAATCCTGATGGTTCTGTAAGAATAAATCGTACAACAAAGGTAACCGGGAAAGGTCAGACATATTTTATAAACAAATATATTGCGGTGTAAGTGAGGTGCGTTATGAACAAAAAGATACAGTTCCCTGAGATGATGAATACGGAACAGGCGGCAAGGTACATCGGAATAGACACGGGTACCTTGCGGAAGTGGGCAAGGAACGGAGATATTCCTGCTCACAAGGTAGGACCTAAGCTCTGGCGGTTTTTCAAGTCAGAGCTCGCAGAAAGGATGGAGATGAATGAAAATATCTAAGATAATCGCCTACATACTCTCCCAGCTCTTGCGGCTGTGGATAACAGCGTGTGCGGCCGTGATGATGTACATACCGATGTCGGTGCTGGCGTATGCAAAACGTGGCTATCGTGCGATAGGCGGCGAAATGCTCCCCGTTGCAATAGTCGCTGTTGCGGTCTGGTACGGGCTTGGGTGGCTTATACGGGAGTGGTACAGGACGATGAGAGGAGGACGCAAATGAAAGCAAACGACCCCAATGTCCTCCTCGAGCGTGATGCCGATGAAGCGGCAAGAGCAGGATTGAGCTACGGTGAGTGGCGGTCAATCAAGGACGGTCAGAAGCTCGCCGACAAGGTACACTTCCGCAGAGCACAGCAGGTGGCGGAGATACAGAGAAAGAGGGGGAAGAAACATGTATAAATGCGAGCGTTGCGACTGGACAGGCTCAGCATCAGAGCTTGGACACTACACCGAGTATCGTGGCGAGTGTCACGGCGCACCTGCGTGGGAAACATTACCGTGTTGTCCGGAATGCGGATATGATGTCGAGAACATCGAAGAAGAGTAAAAAAAGAGCTCCCCGAAGGGAGCAAAACAAATATTTGTGCAAGACCAGTATAACACTGGCAAAGGAAAAAGTCAATGGATATAAAAGAAAAACTTACAGCCGAGCTGACAAACGCAAAGCTCGGCAGATACGAAAACGTTGTTAAGCCCTATGTGCTTGACGAGATCTGCATTTTTGCAAAGCAGAACAGCGAATTTGCACAGGCTATAGAGCAGTCGGACAAGTCTTTTGCCGACTGCCTAAAGGCAAGCGTTGCAGGAGCAAAAGAACACATATCTGACCTTGATTGTTACAAGCGTGCAGTAGCGTTTTACTTTCCCGGTGCTGACATCAAATGCATTATGACGCTTGATCTCGGTGACAGCGGGTTTAGCAACAACGAAATGTCCACAGAAGCAGACAGCGGCAAGCTACAGCTTGACCTTGACAGTCTGCTCGACTTCTGAGGTAACGGCTATGAAAAAAGAACGAAAAGAGGCACTGCTGAGCTGTTTTCCACCTGTTTCATCGGCACAGGCAGAGAAGATGAAAGGCAAAGGTGCGGCAAACTACATTGTATTCCTCACAAGAGGGGCGGAATTGTTTGCACGAGGATATCATCGGTACTCAAACGGTCAGCTAGTGGAGCGTCAGCGGTATGTGTTTGCAAAGGACGGCGCCGTGAGATACGGCAGCGAAAATGGCAAGCAGTGGAGCGTGCGTACAGAGTTTCGGGAACCAGTATTCTGCTTGACTTCGTACGGGTATACATTTGACAATTCATATAAAATCCTCGGCGAAGAAGCAATCCGTCAATCAGATATGCGATACAGTCAGTACGAAAAGTACACGGGAAATTTGCTGATGTGCTACCTGAATAAATACTGTCAGCACCCGAATATCGAGTATCTGATGAAGCAGAATTACGATCTCATCGACGAAATGTATACAGGATACGGGAGTGGTGCGGCAAAACTTACAGTGCCGAGTTATATTAACTGGAAAAGTAATAATCTTCTTGAAATGCTCGGTCTTACAAGATCCGAGTTCAAAGTTCTCAAAGGGCAGGAGCACTTATACGGCGCTTATAGGGTAAATAAGGAGCATTTCCCGAAAGTGACGCCGGAAGACCTGATACTTATATCTAAGGTCTTTGACTATGAATACGGGACACTGAGCCGCTTTTTAGATGCGACCGGTGCAACACCACAAAGAATGTCGAGATACCTTGCCGATAAGCAAATAAACACAAGAGATTACAGCGATTACCTTGACCAATGTAAAAAGCTCAAATACAACACAAAAGATACTGCGATATGCTTTCCGCATAATTTTGAGGCAATGCACGAAAGGCTGTCGGCAACTATCAAGTATCAGCACGATAAAGCGGTAAGAGCGGAGTTTGCAAAGCATATCGAGGAACGCAAACAGCTTGAGTTTTCTGACGGAAATCTGATGATAGTACAGCCGAAGCAGCTTTCGGATATAGCTTACGAAGGTAAAGCTTTAAGCCATTGCGTCGGCGGATATGCCGAACGGCACGCAAAAGGCGCTCTGAGTATAATGTTCATCCGTAAAAAATCCGAGCCGGACAAGCCGTACTATACAATGGAAGTCTCAGCAGACGGAAAAATTGTACAGGTCAGAGGAAAACGAAACATAGCACCTAATAAGGAAGTAGAAGATCTAATCAAAGGCTACAAGACATATCTTGAAAAGATTTTCAGCGATAAAAGGAGGAAAACAGCATGACCGAACAGCTTACACTGTATCAGCAGGCTCAGGCGGTGCATCAGGATCTGATGATTCAGGAACAGGTTGCAGCTCAGTCTTTAACGCAGATTGCCATAGACCTTAAAGAAATCAGAGATAGGCGGCTTTATGCAGAACTCGGATATTCAGATTTTGCCGAATACTGCGAAAACGCCACAAAGACGGGAAAAAGACAGGCTTATAATCTTATATCGCTTGTCGAGCAGTACAAGATTGACGATCTTTCCAGACTTGCGTATCTCGGCAGTACCAAACTGATCGCTCTTAAATCTCTCGGCAAAGAGGAACGTGAGGAGCTTATAGAGAGCGGCAAAGCCGAAGAACTGTCAGTGAGAGAGCTCAAGGAAAAGATAAAGGAGCTTACCGATAAAAATGAACAATTACGCTTTGAGTTTACATCAGTAACTGACAGTGACAAGGATAAAGACAGCAAAATCAATTCGTTGCAGGCACAGCTTGACGATACAGGAAATGCTATGCGGCGAACCGCAGAAGAAAATGAAAAGCTGAAGTTACAGATAGCTGAACTTGAAAAGCGTCCTGTCGAAGTGGCAGTTGCCGAACCGTCGGTCGAGGATATTGCAAAAATAAGAGCAGAAGCCGAAGCTGCCGCAAGAGCGGAATACGATAAAAAGCTTGCTGATGAAAAGAAAAAAGTGCAATCGATTGCACACGAAGAAGCAAGTGGTAACGGTAAAGAAATCTTCAAGATTCATCTGAAAAATATACAGCGTGAATTTAATGAAGCGTTAGAGCTTGTAAGCAATGCGTCAGAAAATGAACGCAGCAGTTATATAAAGGCTTTCCGTTCCGTTCTGAATGCGTGCGGGGATTTGATTGCTAAGTTATAAGGAGGAAAAACCAAATGTCAGTAAAAATCAGCTCACTTGAAATCGAAAATGTCAAGCGAGTAAAAGCGGTACAGTTAACGCCTGCCGAGAACGGTCTTATGATAATCGGCGGTAAGAACAATCAGGGCAAGACATCGGTACTTGACGCTATCGCATGGGCACTCGGCGGTGACAGGCTGAAACCGTCACAGGCTGTGCGGGAAGGCTCTGTGGTTCCGCCCCACATGGAAGTTACGCTCAGCAACGGTATAAAGGTAGTCAGGAGCGGCAATAACAGTACGCTCAAGGTTATTGATCCGGACGGCAACAAGGGCGGTCAGCAGTTGCTCAACGAATTTGTAGAGCAGTTTGCGCTTGATCTTCCTAAGTTTCTTGGTCAGTCAAGTAAGGAAAAGGCGGATACGCTACTCAGAATAATCGGTGTAGGCGATAAGCTGTACGAACTTGAAACCGAAGAACAGAAGCTGTACAATCAGCGTCACACTATCGGTCAGATAGCGGATCAGAAGAAGAAATACGCTAAGGAAATGCCGGTATTCGCAGATGCTCCGAAAGAGTTTGTGTCAGCAACCGAGCTTATCAGACAGCAGCAGGATATTCTTGCAAGAAACGGCGAAAATCAGCGTAAAAGACAGCTCAGAGAGCAGTACGACAGAGAACTTGAGTTGGCTCGGAAGGCATACGAAGAAGCACAGGCAAGACTTGAAACGGCAACGGCAAACGCAGAAACCGCACATCGTGACGCTGAAGACCTTGCAGACGAGAGCACGGCAGAGCTTGAACGGAGTATAGCAGACATTGAGCAGATAAACGCAAAGGTCCGTGCAAATCTTGACCGTGAAAAAGCTGAGCTTGACGCTGAAGCGTATAAAACTCAGTATATACAGCTTACCGAAGAAATACAGTCTGTCAGAAAAGCTAAAACAGATCTTCTTGACGGTGCAGACTTACCGCTTGAGGGCTTGTCGGTAGATAACGGCGAGCTTACATACAACGGTTTTAAATGGGATAATATGTCCGGCTCGGAGCAGCTCAAGGTTGCGACCGCAATTGTCCGCAAGCTCAATCCTAATTGCGGATTTGTGCTTATAGACAAGCTGGAACAGATGGATACCGATACGCTGAACGACTTTGGCAGATGGCTTGAAAGCGAGGGATTACAGGCAATCGCCACAAGAGTAAGCACGGGTGACGAGTGCAGTATCATAATCGAGGACGGCTATTCAAAGCCGGTTGAAAAGAAAGAAACTACAACATGGAAGGCAGGTACATTTTGATGAGTACAACAATGAACATCACTAAAGGCAGAATCGAAACCGCCAAGAAGGTGGTTATATACGGCCCTGAGGGAATAGGCAAGTCAACATTTGCATCGCAGTTTCCCGATCCGTTATTCATCGACACCGAAGGCAGTACAAAGGAAATGGACGTTGCCCGTTTTGATAAACCGACATCGTGGGAGTTGCTTAAGAGCCAGATTGAGTATGTCAAGCTCAATAAGCCTTGTGCTACGCTTATAATTGATACGATAGACTGGGCGGAACAGCTTTGCATCAAGTCTATCTGCGATAAGTACGACAAAAAGGGCATCGAGGATTTCGGCTATGGCAACGGTTATGTGTACGAAAAGGAAGAGTTCGGCAGGTTCCTTAATCTGCTTGAAGAGGTTATCGAAGCCGGAGTTAACGTTGTACTCACAGCTCACGCTATTCTCAGAAAGTTTGAACAGCCCGATGAACTCGGAAGTTATGATCGCTGGGAACTGAAGCTCGGCAAGAAAACAACCAATCTGATCTCTCCTCTTGTAAAAGAATGGGCTGATATGGTGCTTTTCGCAAACTACAAGACTATTTCGGTAGCGGTTGACAAGGACGGCAAAAAACATAAGGCGCAGGGCGGCAGACGCATAATGTACACGTCACATCATCCCTGCTGGGACGCAAAGAATCGTTACGGTTTGCCGGAAGAAATTCCGATGGAGTACGGGCAGATAAAGCACATTATCGAAAGGAATATTGCCGCACAGCCTGCCGTTACCGTTCAGACTGCACCTGTTGCAAAAGTGGCAGCTGCAGAAAACGCAACAACCGCCACGAATGATAATGTAATGTCGGCTCCTGCTCCGGCAATAACACAGGAAAGCTCAGGCATACCCAAAGCTCTTGCGGACCTTATGACAGCAAACAGCATAACGGAAGAGCAGATAAGAGCGGCAGTAGCAAGCAAGGGATATTTCCCTGCCGATATGCCGATAAAGGACTATCCCAAGGAATTTATCGAGGGCGTGCTTATCGGGGCATGGGAGCAGGTAAAAGCAATGATAACGGAAATGCTTATGACAGACTATGAGAACGAGGCTTACCCGTTCTGATAAACGAAAGGAGAAATAACACATGAGTGAATTTGAAAAAGAATTAGGCTGGGACGACGTAATTGAGAAAGAAAGCGATTTTACGCTTCTTCCCGCAGGTGACTACGACTTTACGATAACAGGCTTCGAGCGTGCAAGGCATGAGGGAAGCGAAAAACTTCCGCCTTGCAACAAGGCTGTAGTATCTATTCATATAGATGCTCCGGAAGGCTCAACTACAATTCAGCATAATCTGTTTTTGCACAGCAAGTGCGAGGGTATGCTTTCGGCGTTCTTTATCGGCATAGGTCAGAAGAAACACGGCGAACCGCTTCGCATGAACTGGAACAACGTCATCGGTGCCAAAGGTCGTTGCAAGGTGTACATAGATACTTGGAAGAACAAGAACGGCGAAGAAATGCAGTCTAACAGAATAAAAAAATTCTATGAGCCGTCACCTGCACAGACTGTTTCTCAGGCACCTGCAAGCTCTCAGGCGGGTGTATTTACACCGGGTAAATTCTGATGGAATTAAGACCGTATCAGAAAGAAGCCAAAACAGCGGTACTTTCACAGTGGGAGCAGGGCAATTCAAAAACCCTGCTCGTACTGCCTACGGGTTGCGGTAAAACGATAGTTTTTGCAAAAATCGCAGAAGACCGTGTCCGCAACGGCGAAAGGGTACTTATACTTGCACACAGGGGCGAACTGCTTGAACAGGCGGCAGACAAGATACTGAATGCCTGCGGGCTTGGCTGTGCTGTAGAAAAGGCGGAAGAAAGCTGTATAGGCTCATGGTATCGTATAACAGTAGGCTCTGTACAGTCGCTTATGAGAGAAAAGCGACTTGCACAATTTTCAAAAGACTATTTCAATACGATCATAATTGATGAAGCGCATCATTCCATTTCGGACAGCTATCAGAAGATACTTGGATATTTTGATGAAGCAAAGGTACTCGGAGTTACGGCAACGCCGGACAGAGGAGATATGAAAAATCTCGGGCAGGTATTCGACAGCCTGGCGTATGAATATACTTTGCCGAGAGCTATCAAAGAAGGGTATCTTTCACCGATAAAGGCACTCACCATTCCTCTGAAACTCGATCTGACAGGTGTCGGTACTCAGGCAGGAGATTATAAGGCGAGTGACATTGACACGGCTCTTGACCCTTATCTGTATCAGATAGCGGATGAAATGCTGAAATATTGCAAGGAACGTAAAACGGTAGTATTTCTGCCGCTTATAAAAACGAGTCAGAAATTCTGCAAGATACTTAACGAAAAAGGCTTCCACTCGGCAGAAGTCAACGGAAACAGCGTTGACAGAGGTACTGTTCTTGCTGATTTCGATAGCGGTAAATATAATGTGCTGTGTAATTCAATGCTTCTGACGGAAGGCTGGGACTGTCCAAGCGTAGATTGCGTAATAGTTCTCAGACCTACTAAGGTAAGAGGGCTGTACTGTCAGATGGTCGGCAGAGGAACAAGGCTTTGTGAGGGTAAGAAAGATCTGTTGCTTCTTGACTTTTTGTGGCACACAGAAAGGCACGAGCTGTGCCGTCCTGCACATCTGATATGTGAAAGCCCTGAAGTTGCCGAAAAGATGACCGAAAATATTGCGGCGGCAGGTATGCCTGTTGATATTGAACAGGCGGAAGAAAAGGCAAAAGAAGATGTAGTTGCTCAGCGTGAGGAAGCGCTTGCAAAACAGCTTGCGGAAATGAAAAAACGCAAGAGAAAACTTGTAGATCCTCTCCAGTATGAAATGAGCATTCAGGCGGAAGACTTATCTTCTTATGTTCCTGCTTTCGGTTGGGAGTGCTCTCCGCCGTCGGATAAGCAAAAGGCGACCCTTGAAAAGCTCGGTATATTCCCCGACGAGATAGACAATGCCGGCAAAGCTCAGCTGTTACTTGATAGGCTCGGCAAACGGCGCAATCTCGGACTTACTACTCCAAAGCAGATACGTTTTCTTGAAAGCAGAGGTTTTCAGCACGTAGGCACATGGCAGTTTGAAAGTGCAAGAAATCTGATTGACAGAATAGCGGCTAACAACTGGCACGTTCCGAACGGAATAGATCCTGCAAGCTATGAACCGAAGGTGGTGAATAATTCAGATGTCGGAATTTGATTTTGACCTTAACGAAGCACTTAAATATATAAGCCCGTCAGACCTTTCCTATCAGGAATGGGTGAATGTCGGTATGGCGCTCAAAGAAGAGGGATATTCCGTTACCGTATGGGATAACTGGTCGGCAAATGACAACAGATACCATAAAGGCGAATGTGAAAAGAAATGGGAGAGCTTCAACGGCTCTTCCTCTCCTGTCACTGGTGCTACCATAGTTCAGATGGCTAAGGACAGAGGAATGATGTTCGGCACGGGAGAAGACAGAGAGCTTGACTGGGACGATGAAATATCATACGAACATCACGATGAACACGTTGTTGTAAATAAAAACTGGATAGAGGGCAAAGAGATAAACGCTCCGACAGACTGGCAGCCTCACAGAGAAATAATCAGATACCTTGAAGCATTATTCGAGCAGAGCGAAAATGTCGGATATGTTGTTCAAAGCTACGAAAAAGACGGTAAATTCATCCCTGCCAACAAGGGCTATTATGACCGCACGGCAGGTCAGCTTATCGAATCATTGTCGCAGTGTGACGGCGATATAGGCTCTGTTCTCGGTGATTACAACACTCAGGCGGGGGCATGGATCCGTTTCAATCCTCTTGACGGCAAAGGCGTTAAGAATGAAAACGTAACCGAATACAGATATGCGCTTGTTGAAAGCGACAATGTAGATATAGAAAAACAGCATGCCATAATCCGTGAGCTTGAACTGCCAGTCGCTGTACTTGTATACAGCGGAAAGAAGTCACTGCACGCTATTGTAAAGGTAGATGCCGCAAATTACGATGAATACCGTAAACGTGTAGATTTTCTGTATCAGATATGTCAGAAAAACGGACTGTCACCCGATACGCAGAATCGTAATCCGTCAAGATTATCACGTCTTCCCGGTGTTCAGCGTGGTGAAAACAGGCAGTACATAGTTGACACTAATATCGGTAAATCGGGCTGGAATGAATGGAGAGAATGGATAGAAAGCGTAAATGACGATCTACCCGATACGGAAAATTTAGCGGATGTATGGGACAATATGCCGGAGCTTGCACCGCCGCTTATTGAAGGCGTGCTCAGACAGGGTCACAAAATGCTTATCGCAGGGCCGTCAAAGGCGGGCAAATCCTACGCACTTATCGAGATGTGCATTGCGATAGCCGAGGGAGCAAATTGGCTTGGCTGGCAATGTGCCAAAGGTAAAGTAATGTACGTAAATTTGGAGCTTGATGATGCAAGCTGCAAGCACCGTTTCAAAGATGTTTACACGGCGATGGGGTTAAAACCTGATAACTTTGGGAATATAGACATCTGGAATTTGCGTGGACACAGTGTGCCTATGGACAAGCTCGCACCGAAACTTATCCGCCGTGCGAGCAAGAAGAACTATATCGCCATTATCATAGACCCGATTTATAAGGTTATTACCGGTGACGAGAACAGCGCCGATCAAATGGCGCATTTCTGCAATCAGTTTGATAAGGTATGCACGGAGCTTGGCTGTGCGGTTATATACTGTCATCACCATTCAAAAGGTGCACAGGGCGGTAAGCGTTCAATGGACAGAGCCTCGGGTTCAGGTGTATTCGCAAGAGATCCCGATGCACTGCTTGATCTTACGGAGCTGGAGCTTACCGACAGCATAATAAAGCACGAAAAAGACAAGATGACCTGCAAGATATGCTATGACCAGCTGAAGAAATGCGGACACGAAGACGATGTTTCACAGGATGATATATGCAGTGCAAAGCAGATGCGTGAAGCGCTCAGAAACGCTGTGCCGGACGCAGATTATAAGCATGTGTGTGATTTCATTACCAAGTGTGAAAAACGCACAGAGAGCCGTACAGCGTGGCGTATAGAAGGCACGCTCCGAGAGTTCCCGAAGTTCCCGCCGGTGAACGTTTGGTTTGATTATCCCGTTCATCGTATAGACAAGACCGACGTATTAAAAGACATACAGCCCGATGACGGCAGAGCAGTAGGTTGGCAGAAGAATTTCAGCAAGAAAAAGACCGAAAAGGAACGTAAGGACGAGCGTAAAGAATCGCTCGAAACGGCATTTGATGCTTGCATGATTGACGGCAAGGTTACTTTATCCGGTATGGCCGAGTATATGGGCGTGACCGAAAAGACAGTCCGAAACCGTATAAAAGAGCACGGCGGTTTCTGGATTGACGATAACGAGGTAGGGAAAAAGTCGAAGTGAAAACTTTCACTGCGAGGGAAAATCTCGGTGATTTTCATTTTCACTGTCAGGGAAAATGTCGAGAAAATTTCTTTCACTGTCAGTGAAAAAGTCGAGAATTTTCACTTTCCCTACAGAGTGAAAAAGTCGGTGAATTATCGAGATTTTCCCTGTCAGTGAAAATGCTATATACTACGTATATAGGTTTTTTCTTTCCCTGACGGTCACAGGGTGAAGTAGTCGTGCGACAGCTACGCACGACGACTTCTTCCCCTGACTGTGACAAAAGCACTGATTAAAAATCCAAAAGGAGATGTTAATATATGGATAATAGCTTGAGCTTTTTTATGCCGATGATACCGCCTACGGTAACGGCGCAGGAACACAAAGTAACGGTTTCTCACGGCAAGCCGATATTCTATGATCCGCCCGAAGTCAGATCGGCGAAGGCTAAACTGATAGCGTACCTTTCTCAGCATAAACCCGACAAGCCGTATAAAAAGGGCGTAAGGCTGACGGCAAAGTGGCTGTTCCCAAAAGAACGGCACAAAGACGGAGAGTATCGTATAACGAAGCCAGATACCGACAATCTTCAGAAAATGCTGAAGGACTGCATGACTGTTTGCGGTTTTTGGACTGATGATGCGCTTGTCGCAAGCGAGATATGCGAAAAGTTCTGGGCGGCAAATCCCGGAATATATATCAAGGTCGAGGTGCTGAAATGACGATAGACGAAGTTCAGCAGGCTATGGTAAGCGGTCAGACCGTAAGGCATACACACGGAGGAATAACCGCCGAATACACAATAAGCGGTGTTATATCCCGTTACAGCAAGATAAGAGGCTGGTATTATGTGCTTGAGCTTAAAGACAGAAAAGCGGACAGCTTGTCTGTCGTGAATATGGAGGAGGTTGAAAATGAAAGAATATATTAAGCGTGAAGTATTGTCAAAAATTATGAACGATATAGCAGGAGATGAAACTTGCCCTATGAACATTGCGGCAGATATTTATTATGCTGTAGATTGCATACCTGCGGCTGATGTCGAACCAGTAAGACACGGGTGCTGGGAAGTAGGGTATTTTCACGATCGAGTGTGCAGCTGTTGCTTGCACCCCGACAATGACCTTGACGATTATCCACATCCGTACTGCCCTAACTGCGGAGCAAAGATGGATAAAAAAGACGGACAAAGGAGATAAATAATGACTAAACGCAAACCCGCAACGGAAACCTGCCTGTTCTGTGGGCGCAAAATTCCTGACAGAAGCAACGCAGACACAATCAGAGAGTTTGTCTGCCGTTTTCAGCAGACGGCAAGTGAATCGACAACGACATTACTTGGCAATCGCATTGTAACTTACAGAATATCGCCAGAGGAGCTTGAGAAACTTATGGATAATATGATAGCGGAGGTAATTGGAGAAGATAGCATGATGAAAGCTTGGTTTGCAAAAGAAACTGTTAATTTTAGGGCAACAGTCGTCTTTGCTGAAACACGAGACAAAGCTAAATCGCTTGCGCTATGCACAAGTTGCTGTAAAGACGCAAATATCTGCGATATTGAAGTAAGACGAGTACCGCAAATGGACAAGTATTACGTCGAAGGTAAAACAGAAATGGAATGGTCAGATCCGAAAGACAGAGTTGCTTTAGTAAAAGAGTGCGGTTTTTGTTGTAGACATCCGATAGCAGAAGATTGCAAAGACTGCCCGGCGAAAGAATTTTGCGATGAGTCAGTGTTGGAAAAGGAGCACCCCAATGACCGCTAAAGAATACCTATCACGCTATCACCTTATCAACATACGCATAAATCAAAAGATAGACCAGCAACGACAGCTCAGAGAGCTTGCAACGAACATATCGCCGTCATCGGGTGGTGGACACAGCAGCGGGGTATCTGACAAAGTGGGTACGGCTGTTGCAAAAATCGCAACGCTGGAGCAGGAGATAAACGCAGAGATAGACGAGCTTATCCGTGTGAAAGCTGAGATAGAGCGCACTGTCTCTGCGGTATCTGACGAGCGGTTAAGGCTGATACTGATAGCACGGTACATAAACTGTAAGACATTTGAGTATATTGCCTGTGAGATGCACTACTCGTATAAGCAGATATGCCGACTTCACGGTAAAGCACTTCTGAGGGTGCAAGATGTCCTTGAATGTCCTATTGCATCTGTGATATGATTACGATAGAAAAGAAGCGAAAGCGTAGTGACCGAGGAGCGGCTAATAAGCCGCCAGGTCACCTTTTCTGTCAATTATGCGTACAAGAGTATCCATTGGACCTCCTTTTTCTTAGTCGAGCCGTCCGCTCTTCTGATTCTTTCGTGCGGACGGTGACGAATACTTCAAGCACTCTGCAAAGGGTGCTTTTCTTATATCTTAAATTTATGTTAAAAGCATGTTCAAGATGTGGCAAGATCCACAAGCCCGGAGAATGCACAGCCGGGATAAAATACACACAGAAGATACGGGACAGCGAAGCCGACAGGTTTCGCAACCGCAAGATATGGCGCAGAAAAGCCGATGAAATACTTGAGCGTGACGGTCACTGCTGCAGGGTGTGCCTGTCGGCAGGCGTTATCAACAGCACAGACCTGTCTGTGCATCATATTGTACCGCTAAAGGTCGATTATGACCGCAGGCTTGATAACGACAACCTTATAACGCTTTGCCGCTATCATCACGAGGCGGCGGAGCGAGGACGTATCAGCAGGCAGGAACTGGCAACTATGACTTGTACCGTCGATTTTTCGCACCACAACATATAGTGGTATAATACTATACACCACAATATATAGTGTACCCCCCTACCCTTGCGATTTTTGAGGGGTCCCGGTCTGACATCTGACCGCCACCTCTTTACACGATATATTCCCGATATGACTTTGAGAGGAGTGAGTATATGCCCAGAGGAGCAAAAACAATAGAAAACTGTGCGGGACACAGGACAAAGAAAGAAAAAGAAGTCCGTGAGGAAGCCGAAGCGGCTATGCTCACAGGGCAGAAGTGTTTTGAGCGTGACTGTGTAAAGGCTGATCCGTTAGCGCACAAGGAGTACCTGCGGCTGACAAAACTGCTCAGCAAGATACAGAAGAACGATGCACTGTACGGGGCAAGTATCAACCGATATTGCGAGTTGTACAGCGAAGTAAACACTGTCAAATCGGATGCGGTAACGCAAAGAGCGGTGCTGTCGAAGATTGAGATAGCTTTTAATAATCTGCCGGGCGAAGAAGCGACAGGCGATGAGCTGATGAAGTTTGCAAAGCTGATATCCGGAGCACTTGCGAAGATAGCCGACCTTGACAAAATTATAATGCAGAAACGAAAAATGATGAGCGACATTGAAAAGGAAAACGGCTGGACGGTACTTTCCGCGATCAGAGCAATACCGAAGCAGGCGGAAAAGCCCGAAGATGACGCTTTAGTGAAGATATTACATGGAGGCGCAAATAATGGGGCTGTTTGATAAGATATTCAGACGTGAAACTGAAGGCACGGATATTGAAGTCGCTTTCGGGCTAAAGCAGATAAGCAATATAACGAGAGAACAGGCACTTGAGATCCCTGCGGTTTCAGCGGCTGTTAATTTTATAGCCGGCACAATAGCAAGCCTGCCGATAAGGCTGTATAACAGCAACGATGAAGTTCAGACAGCGGCGGAAATCACTGCTGATAACCGCCTGTATCAGCTGAACGAAGAATCGGGCGATACTCTGAACCCGACAGAAATAAAGCGTGCGGTTATCCGTGATATGCTCCTTGACGGAACGGGATATATGCACATAGAGCGGAGCGGAAACGAGGTATTGGCTCTCAGATATGTCCGTGACAGTGCTGTGAGTGTGGAGAAAAATTCGGACGCAATCTATAAGACGCTCCGTATGCTCGTTGACGGCAGAGTGTACAATCCTTGGGATTTTGTCATTCTCAGCCGTAACAGCGTCGACGGCGGAAAGGGAGTAAGCATACTTGCCGAGAATCCCACGCTCTTGACATCAAGCTATATGCTGTTACAGCTTGAAAAGGCGATGAGCCGCAGAGGCGGTAACAAGAAGGGCTTTCTGCGCACTGAACAAAGAGTAGACGATAAAGCATTGCAAAAAATCCGTGAAGCGTGGAAAAAGCTGTACAGCAACAACGGCGACGGTATGATGATACTGCAGAACGGTCTTGACTTCAAGGAAAGCAGCTCCACCGCCGTTGAGATGCAGTTAAATCAGAACAAGGTGACAAATGCCGAGCAGATAGCAATGCTGTTTGGCTTATCTCCCGATGTATTGTCGGGCAGAGCCGATGACAGAACGTATATCAACAGCATAAGAACAGCCGTACTGCCTGTTGTTTCTGCGTTTGAAATGGCGCTTAACAGGGCACTGTTGCTTGAAAAAGAAAAGAACAGCAAGTATTTTGTCATAGATACTTCCGAGCTTCTGAAAGCGGATATTCTGACGCGCTACCAGGCTTATCAGATAGGCCTTGCGGCGAACTTCTTACAGCCGGATGAGATACGCTTCAAGGAGAACCTTGCGCCGCTCGGACTTGACTTTATCAAGCTCGGACTTAACGATGTGCTGTACGACCCGAAAACACGGCAGATATACACGCCGAATACCGACAGTCACGCTAAAATTGATGATGCAGGCTTGCAAAGCGGCGATGAGGGTGATATAATACAGGTAAGACATTATTTGCAGAACCCTATAACAGGAAAATTAATGGGAAGCACGAGTGACGGTGCAATCAAATCCGTTACGGTAAGCGAGGACGGCACGGTAACAACGGTTTACAAGCCGCAGGCTAAAACTAAATACGCACCGTCACCGCAGAGAAATCACAGCGGTATACAGGTAAAGCCAAAGACTTATGCAAAGCTGTGCGGAGAGTTTAATACGAAGTATCCGGGAAGTAGAAAAGGATTTCAAGGTACGGTTTTCAAAGGAAAATATCAGTACTTGGCAACTTCAGACGGAGAAGGCGGAGTGATTATAAACCGTAAAATTAAATTGTGATAGGAGAATTTGAGTATGACAAAACGACAATTTGAAAAGTATAATACGGCATATCAAAGTCTTTTAAAACAGCGGTATATAGAAAAAATACCTGAAAACAATGACACCGATGACAACTATGATCTGTTTAGTAAATTTCTGTTTGTCTTAGTTGCTCCCGAACAATATGAAGTAGAGCCTTTAATGCTGGAATATGTGAAGAATCACGAAGAAGCAACTGTGGAAGAATTGCTGTCTTACTTTGACAGTATCGCTCCTCCGGGCTTGCCACCCTGCGCTTCTGAGTGGGAAGATGACGAGGACGAAGAATGAAATTGAATATGACAACCGCTCTTTAAGGGCGGTTTTCTTATACCCGTGTGCAATCGATTGCACTTCATTTTAACTTGTATAGTACGCACTAACGATATAACAAACGGCTTAACAAAGCCGAATGTTAACTTGCAGTGTTTATTTGAAATTATAGCTGATTTTAAACACAAACTTTGCAAAAACAGCCGTTTTTTGTGAAGTTCGGTGCAAATTTGAACGAACTTAATAATTTTACCGTTCCGAAAGGAGCGGTATTTTTATACCCACAACACAGAAAGGAGTGATAAAAATGAAAATCGAAATCCGTTCCGCTGATCTTATGCACATCAGCGGATATGTAAACGCTGTCGAGCGTGACAGCAAGCAGCTGCCTGCGTCAATGGCACCCGGCATGACAACGCCGTTTGTTGAACGTATCGTAAGCGGTACGTTTGCGAAAAGCCTTAAGGATCATCCAAAGGTCGAACTGAGATTCAACCACAGCAAGGTGCTTGACACTACAGACGGAACGCTTAAACTGCGTGAGGACAGCATAGGACTTCACGCAGAAGCCGACATCACCGACAGAGAGGTAATTGCTGAGGCGAGGGCAGGACATCTGACAGGGTGGAGCTTCGGCTTTTCGGGAGCACAGGCGCACATTGAGCCGTGTGATGAGGGAGTTCAGCGCAGAATGATTACGGGACTGACACTGCATGAGGTGTCAATCCTCAACCGCAACCCCGCATACATCGCAACGTCAATAGAAACAAGAGGCGAGGAAACGACCGTGACGGAACAGCGCAGTGCTGAAAACGATAAGGTCGAAGTAACAGACGAAATCCGGGAGTTTATCCCCGATTACAGCAAGGAAATTGAAATTTTACAGCTTATGTCGGATTACTCCGACGGAAAGGAAACAGTATGAATTTAAAAGCACTCATCGAAAAGAGAAATGCTCTTATCGCCGATATGAAGTCACTCTGCGATAAGGCTACAGCAGAAACAAGAGCGATGACAACAGAGGAGCAGACAGACTATGACGCTAAGAAGTCGGAAGTCGAAGCGCTGAACAAGACAATCCGCTCAATCGAGGAGCAGAACGCTCTTAATCTGAACTCCGCAAAGTCAGACGGCACAGCAACCGACAAGGAGCAGGCAGAGACAAGAGCTTTCGAAAATTATCTGCGTACAGGCCAGATAGTCGAAACAAGAGAAGATGTCAATCTGACAAAGGGCGATAACGGCGCAGTCATCCCTGCAACTATCGCAAACAAGATAATCCATAAGGTTATCGACATCTGCCCTATCTATCAGATAGCAACAAGATACACGCTCGGCGGCACTCTCTCGATTCCCTATTACGACGAAGAAACGCAGGCTATCTCAATGGCATATGCCACAGAGTTTACGGATCCTGTAAGCACATCAGGCAAATTCCTCAGTATCGAACTCAAGGGCTATCTTGCTCGTGGATTCTGTAAAATTTCAAGAAGCCTTATCAATAACTCGCAGTTTGACATTGTTTCATACGTTATTAACAAAGTTGCAATTGCAGCGGCAAAGTGGATCGAAAACCAGCTTATCAACGGCGCAGCAAGCAAGATAGACGGTCTTGCCGCAGGCGTTACACAGGTGGTAACGACCGCATCGGCGACAGCTATCACGGCAGACGAGCTTATCGACCTGCAGGAAACAATCCCCGATGTATATCAGGACAATGCCTGCTGGATCATGAACAGGGCTACAAGAACCGCTATAAGAAAGCTCAAGGACAACGAGGGCAGATATATCCTTAATCCCGATGCAACGGCAAAGTGGGGCTATACGCTGTTCGGTAAGCCCGTATACACAACCGACAGCGTATCGGCTATTGCTTCCGAAAAGACAGCTATCTACTACGGCGATATGAGCGGTCTTGCAGTTAAGACCTCCGAAGACGTGTCTATCCAGATACTCAACGAACAGTACGCAACACAGCACGCTGTTGGCATTCTTACATGGATAGAGATTGACGCAAAGGTCGAGAATGCCCAGAAGATTGCCGCCCTTAAGATGAAGAAGGCAGGAGGCTAATAACCTATGACAGTAAAGGCAACGACCAACTTTTCAGGCACCGTCAGTATGGCAAAGGGCGAGGAGCGTGAGCTTCCCGCCGGTCCTGTGCTGAACGACCTGCTCTCCTGCGGGTACATAGTGCCTGTGGACAAGGAGGAGAAAAGTGAAACTAAGCGAGGTAACAAGCGCAAAGATTAAGGCATTCTGCGGTGTCAGTGATGACGAGGACGGAATGCTTGAAATCTGTGCCGGAGCGGCAAAATCCTATATCAAGGGCTATACGGGGCTTGACGATGCGAAAATAGACGAATATGAAGACATCACGGTGGCTTACTTAGTACTTATAAACGATATGTATTCCTCTCGTGACTTCTCGTCCGACAGAGCGTCACAGAACCCCGTGACCGCTCAGATACTCGCCCTGCACAGCGTAAATCTGCTGAACGGAGTGAATTAGAATGACATTTAACAGAAAAATCACGCTCATATCCTCCGAGCAGAAAAACGGCTCGCAGGGCAAAGCAGACAGGGCGGTAAAGACCGTATACGCAAAGGTTTCCGAGCCTGGCGTAACGGCAAAATATGCCGCCGAAACGGCAGGATACAAGTCGGAACTTACGGTGTATATTTGGAGACGTGAATACAGCGGTCAGTCTGTCGTACAGATTGACGGCAAGCGGTATCACGTCGAAACAACCGGAGCGGCCGACAGCGACCTGCATATAAAGCTGATACTGGCGAGAGGAGGCTGACAATGATAACAGAAAAGATTGATTCGGCACTCTCGGCGGTATTTGAGCATTTTTACAGCTATATGCCCGAATTTGAGGACGGCGAAGAGCCGGAGAAGTATGCAGTGTACAATTTATCGTACAGAGATACGTTCTACAGCTCCGGCAGGGCAAATATACGGCAGTATGCGTTGTCTGTGAGCGTATTTTCGCCGCAGGCAGACATTGAGCTGTATGACAAAACGCAGGCGGCGATAGAGAATGCAGGCGGTGTATTTACCGGCACTACCGATCTGTCGCAGTTTGATGTTTATCCCAACAGAAAAATTTTAGTCATGGAGTTTACGCTCTATGAGGAAAGGACATAACTATGGCAAAAGTAATACAGGGTACAGATCGTAAGTCTGCTGTATGCACCAAGCGTTTTGCGTATGCACCGCTGACAACGGATAACGCCGATACACTGGCATACGGTGACGTGACCGAGATCAAGGACATACTTATCACAACAAAGTACACGCCTAAAATGAACAGCGCATCGCAGTATGCGAGCGGCGTTGAGGTTGACAGCTATGTAGCTAAGGCAGGCGGTACGCTTGACGTAACAATTGTGAACACAAACTCCGCTGACGAGGTGGCACTTTTCGGTGCAAAGGTAAATACGTCAACAGGCGTACTTGAAAGCGGTAAGGATGATGTCGTACCCGATGTAATGTGCATCTACAGCACTATGACATCAGACGGCAAGATAAACCTGTATAAGTTCCCCAAGTGCAAGTTCACTTCACAGGGCGAGAACGTACAGACAACCGATGAGAACGGCGTAACATTCAACAGCCTTGCACTGCAGGCAAACTACAAGGCGCTTATCAACACAGGCGTTGATATGTACTGTGTAAAGGGCCTTGATCCCGTTACAGACAAGGCGAGCATTGACGCATGGTTTGCGACCGCTTCAGGCGTTATTGTAGCTGAAGCGTAAAAAAGTACAGATATGACGGGGCGGGAAACTGCCCCGAAAATTATCTATAAAGGAGATTCGATGTGTTCACAGAACTTTTAAACAAGAAAATTTACATCACAGATACTTTATATCTGCGATATGACATAAAAGCGTTTATAGAAGCGGAAGAAAAGGGCATCAGCCCGTTTGAACTGACATTTCCTCTGCCGCTTGACTACATCAGAGCGGGGCTCAGGTGTTGCTTTGATGAACTGGGAGCCGACCCTGTAAAACGTTCCGAGATAGTGGCATATATGATAAAGGAATTGTCGCAGGAATACCTGCAGGACAGGGTGCTTGCCGCTACGACCGCCGCACTTCCTGCGCCGATAGTGGGGAGTAAGCCGACAGAAGAAAAGCCCGACTTCAAGAAGCTCCGCAGTCTGTTTATAGATATTATGGGACGGACGGAGAACGAATTCACATATTCCACGCTGTACGAAATAACGGACAGATGGAACGACTACGCAACGTTTATGGGGTACAAAGCCCCGACTGAGAGGTTTGTACAATATGACGATTAAAGACAGCCGTGCGTACAAATATGCCGTGTGGGCATCGCAGGACAGCTCCGGTAAGGTCGGCAGATACGTCAGAAAACAGTGTGCCGAATGGCTGAAAGCTGTCGAGGACGGTTATGTAGACGCTCAGGAATGGAACAAGATAACCGCACTGCTCAAAGCCATACAGCACCCGGACTTAGGCCGTGATATGTACTCATCGCTTGAAGATTACAGTCTGCTTTTTATCTATGCGGTGCTTTGCACGAAAACAGACGGCAAGCTGTATTACAGCACGGGACTGCTCGAAATTGCCCGAAAGAATTACAAGACGTTCACAGCGGCGGTAATATTTATCATCGGTATGCTGACACTGCCGAGATTTTCTCGTCTGTTCTCTGTAGCTCCCGACTTAAAGCTGTCGAGCGAGCTGAAAGTAGCTATCAAGAAAATCATAAAATCCTCTCCGCTGCTTGAAAAGCATTTCAAGGTCATGCGGTCCGAGATCAGATGTTTGATGTGTGATACGGAGTATACGCCGCTTGCGTACAGTAAGGATAAGCTGGACGGTAAGCTTGCGCATCTGTTCCTTGCCGATGAAGTCGGTGCTATGGACGGCTATCCTGTTGAAGCTATGCGCTCCTCGCAGATCACGCTTAAGAGCAAGCTCGGAATACTGATCTCCACACAGTATCCGAATGATGATAACGGCTTGAAGGATGAAATAGATATAGCCAAGAAACAGCTTGACGGGGTGTACAGCTCCGGCAAGAAATATTTTGCATTGCTGTATGAGCCGGATATTGAGCTTGTACCCGACTGGAAGACGAACGACAGCGTGCTGTACCAGTCGAACCCTGTAGCTGTCGATAATGCGGATCTGTTCTCGGAACTGAAAGACAACCGTCAGCTTGCTGTGCTGTATGAAAACAAGCGTGAGAACTTTCTCTGCAAGCACTGTAATATTCAATACAAGGGCGTAGGCAGTGAAGGCTATGTTGACCTTATATCCGTGCAAAACTGCTCTGAGGACGTGCCGGACGAGTTCTGGCGGGGTAAGATAGTCTATCTCGGACTTGACCTCTCACAGACAGAGGATAACACGGCGCTCGCTATGATATGCTATCACGAGGGCAAGATATATGTTAAATCGGTAGCGTTTGTTCCTGCCGAAAAGGTTGAGGAAAAATCGGTAAAGGAACACGTTAATTACAAGACGCATATTGCAAACGGTGATTGCTTTGCGTGCGGCGATTATATCATAGATTACGGCTTTGTGGAAAACTACATACTGACGCTGAAAGAGAAGTACGGCGTTATAATAGCTCAGCTCGGCTTTGACCGCTGGAACGCACTATCAACGGTGCAGAAGCTCGAAAGCGCCGATAATCCGATAGAGTGCGTAGAGATACGACAGCATTCAAGCGTGCTTCACGCTCCGACAAAGTGGCTCAAAGAACAGATACTCACAGGAAATGTCGTTTTCGCAAAGAATGAACTGCTTGAAATAAATTTCAGCAACGCAAGATGTACAGAGGACACAAATCTGAACAAGTACGTTAATAAAAAGCGCTCCGCAGGCAAGGTCGATATGGTGGTATCGCTGATAAATGCGGTGTATCTGCTTCAGCAGGAGATACTCAACGGCGATTGCGGCGTGTTTGTGCAGTATTAGGAGGATATTATGGAAAGAATAAAGGAAGATTTTATGATAGCAGGGGCTATAGTCATAGGAAAGCTGATAAAATGACACTGATACAAGGATATTTCGGTATAATCGAATTATGCCACAGCGACAGGTACGACCTTTTCCTCGTCGATATGGAACAGAGGTGTCTTGAAGAGATAGGGATACTGCTCAGATATAACCATAACCACGATCCGCACACGGGTAGGTTTACAAGCGGTAGCGGGGTTGACAACGGCAAAAAAGATGTTGACAAATTGACAGAGAGTAGTATAATAAATTATGCAAAAGCTACCGATGTTTTCGAGGTGTCCAATAATTCTGAAAATTCTAATTTTGAATTGCAGAATGTAGTTGATTTAATGGAAAAATCAAGTGTTGGCAGAGATGCTTTGGCTAAATTATCAGAAAAAGGTGTTAAACCGATCTTCGATTATTCCGAAGTACGTCATACTAACAGAGGAATGCAACAAGGAAATTCCATCAGGCTGTATGCTCGTAATATTGCGAATGAAAGAGTGGCTGCACAGACGGTGATACACGAAACTACACATTTATATTATGGCATAGGTCAAAACCAATGGGCTGAAGCGGTTTGCTTTGCTAAAGAAAAAATGTTCTTGACGGGTAGACCGCTGACCGTTGCTGAAAAGAGATATATTATAAAACTTGCTAAAGATAATTATCCGGAATTTAATTGGAAGAAAGGCGGTTACATCAATGGAAAATGGATATAATCTCATCGAACGATTAAGAAAAGGCGAAAAAATAAAATGTGAGGTTTGCAAAAAAGGCTATTACGTCACAAACGCAAAAAGTATTTCGTTATCGCATGAATTCAAGTGTAATAACTGTAGTAGCGTTTTGAGAGTTTCTCCAAATATAACAGTCGAATAAAATACAACTGAATATAAAAAATCCACTCCGAAAGGGGTGGATTTTTTATACCCAAATTTCTGAAAGGAGCGATAAAATGTCCGATGATTTATTCACTCTTGACTTGTCCGGAATGGACCTTAAAGATCTCATTCAAGTAGTAAACGAAATGGATAGCAAGCTGAACAACAAGATTATCCCCGAAATTCTTGAAGAAGTCGGCGATGAACTGATAGACGAAGAACGGCGAATGCTGCAGGGCAGGTCGAATAAAGACGGCTCTCCAACAAAGCTTAGCGCATTGCTGACGAAACAGATAACGAAAACAGGCAAGCTGTATAAGGTGAAAGCCGGATATGACACAGCTACAATTAAAGCGCATCCTGAAAGCGTGATTATCGAGTTTGGCAGACCGGGCAAGAAAAGTCGCAAGAAAGGCGGCAGGGATAAGCTCGGCAGAAAAATAGGCGCTGTGCAGTCATACTCGCACATCAGAGCGGCACTTATATCAAAGAAGAAAGTAATCACGGAGCTTGCGGAAAACCGCTTCCGTGACGAAATAGAAGAACTGTGGGAAAAGAGAGGTAAAAAATAATGGCACAGGAACTTACTGCGAATTTTGGGGCAAACAGTACGAAATTCTCCAAGGGCGTGCAGGAGATAAAAGCACAGATAACCGAGCTTAACAAAGCCCTTGAACTCAATAAGCAAGCCATTGCAGACACAAATAAAAAAGCTAAGGAATACGAAAAAGAGCTTGATCAGCTGAAAACAGCCGAAAAAGAAAACGGCACAGCTACAGAAGAACAGAAAGCCCGGATGTCGAAGCTTGAAAAGGAGATTGACAAGGCACGCACCAGAGCCGCACAACTTAAAGCTGAACAGATCGACTTGAAAACCGAGCTGAAAGAAACCACAAGCGAGCTGAAAAAACAGAAGTCAGGCGTTTCCGGCGTGTCCGATGAGATGAAAAAGATGAAAACGCTGATAACCGGATTTATTGCGGCTTACGGCGGTAAAAAGCTGTGGGATCTGCTGATAGGCTCGAACGCCGAAATGGAGCAGTACACGACATCTCTCGAGGTTATGCTCGGTTCTGCGTCAAAAGCGTCGGCTATGATAGAGAAAATGCGGGATTTCGCCGCAAAAACGCCGCTTACGCTTGAAAACGTAATCTCCGGCGGTTCGCTTCTGATGAGCTACGGTGTGGACGAAAGCAATCTTATCGATACTATGACAAAGCTCGGAGATCTCGCAAGCGGTAACGCCGAAAAAATGGACAGAATAACGCTTGCTTACGGTCAGATGCTTGCAAAGGGCAAGGTCACCGGTGAAGAACTTATGCAGATGACGGAGGCAGGTGTACCGCTTCAGACAGCACTTGCCGAAAGCATAGGCGTGACAGGCGAAGAATTTTCCAAGATGGTTTCTGCAGGCAAGGTCGGTATAGACGATCTGAACAAGGCTATAACTGGGCTTACAACGGGTGACGGTAAGTTTGCGGGGATGATGGAGAAGCAGTCGCAGACTATGCAGGGTATGCTCAGTACCTTACAGGATAACATATCCGAGTTCTTACGCAAAATGGGCGAGGGCGCTTTCGGAGAAGTAAAGTCGGCACTGCAGGAAGCGTCCGATCTTTTAGCGGAATGGGAGGAGGACGGAACGCTCGACAGATGGGCGCAGGGAGTAGGTGTTATGCTGAAAAACCTTATTGCTTTTCTGAAAACGGCTATTTCTGTAGGTCTTGACTTCAAGGAAGCAATAATAGCGGGGGCTGTGGCTCTCGGTACGTTTAAAATCGCCATCGGAATAGGTAATGTCATAAGTGCGGCGGTAGCGGCAGTAAAGAGCTTTACAACTGCGACAAAGGCAGCAACAACGGCGCAGGCGGCTTTCAATGCTGTCGGTGCGGCTAATCCGTATGTGCTGCTAGGCTCCCTTGCCCTTGCGGCGGTAAGTGCCATCGGGGGCGCGTTCGCCATGTCGGCAGGAAATGCAGCGGACAGTGTGGATAAGCTGCACAGCAGTATAGGCAGTATGGCGTCAGAAGCGCAGTCGTTTGTTGATGAGAACAAGAAATTATCGCAGATTATCAGCGATTATAAGAATATATCGGAGAGCAGTGCCGATGTAACAACCAAAGCCGAACAGCTGAACGCTATTCAGCAAACTTTGAATGCAACCTTCAGCGATTCGGCAAGCAATATTGATTTAGTCAACGGCAAATATGAAGAACAGCTGAAATTGTTGAAAAACTTATCCGAAGACCAAAAAAACCGTGAAATTAACCGTATAAAAAAAGACCTTGCAACGTCTTCGAAAGAGATAAAAGAAATAGAAGGCAATTCGTTTACATTTGATTTTCAGTATACGGGCAAGTCCAAAGATATTCTGGACGAGCGTATCAACAGCTTGATGGAAAAATATAATACCAATCCCGCCTTCGCTAAAATCAACATACCTTTCGGTATGACCGCCGAAAGTGGCAGCTTCAGCACTCTGATTCAATATGCTGATATTGATGAGCAGATTGATATATACCAAAGTCTGAAGGACGCTATTCTTGAAACAGGCGAGGCTAACGGAGAATTATCCGATACTTATGATACAGTATTTGACAGGCTGAAAGAATTGCAGGATATAAAAAATAATAATGATTCCCTTAAAGATTCGCTTGCCGCACTCACTACCGCCACAGAAAACACAACGAAGAAAACCGAAGAAAACACCGAGACCAAAAACAATAACATAAAAACCACCGAAGAACTTGCCGACAGCACATCGACACTCGTCAAGAATCTTAACGAACTGGCTTCCGCCTACGCAGAGCAGGTGAAGAACGGCAATATATCCTATGACACTATGCTGAAGCTTATAGACGCAGGGTATACGCAGTGTATCAGTCTTGACAACGAAACAGGCAAGATAAAGCTGAATACAGAAGCGTACAAGGAGCTTGCAAAGGCAAAGCTTGCTTCACAGATAGCGGAGTATGATGCGACAATCGGCACGCCGAATATCAACTCATACTACGATCAGCAGGAATGGGAAGCAAAAAAGGATCTAAGGCTCAAGCGTGATGCACTGAAGGCAATGTATGACAACTTTGATACCTATATGGAATCCGGCAGTTTCAGCGGTACCGGGAATGCGTCCGAAAAGAGCAGTACAAGCAGTGCAGACAACGAATATAAAAAGGCTTCTGAGGCATACAAAACCGAAGCGGACAAGAAGATAGCGTTGATAAAGCGTGAACTTGAAGCAAAGAAAGAACTGCGTGACGCTACGATAAAGGCGATTGACGATGAAATCGAAGCCCGCAAGCGTTTGAATGAGGACAACGACCTTGAAAAGCAGATAAACGAAGTTAAAGCACAGCTTAAATACAGTCAGCTTGACGAATTCTCCCGTGAGCAGATGGAGAAAAAATTGCAAGGATTGTATGACGATAAAGCAGAAAAAGAGTGGCAGAGGAACGCACAGGCACGAAAGGACGCCGCAAACGCTAAATACGACACCGAGCAGAAGAATTACAATAATCAAATCAACTCGATCAACGAAAGTCTTAAAACAGTACAGCAGATAATGTCTGCTATGGCGGACGGTTCAAAATCCGTTGAAAGTATAGTCAATAACAACAATACACGAAATAACACGGCAAACGTTAACCTTATCGGTACGGCTCTGACAATGGCTCAGATAACAAAAGCGGTCAAAGACGCACTGATGGACGATATTGTAATCAGATAAGGAGTAAAGTATGGAGAAAATCACATTTTCAACCGTTCTCGGTACGGCGGTAACGATAGACGACGTCAACACATCATCTGACGCAGACGGATACATACCGCTCCACCTGCTTAGCTTTGAGGGAAATGCACTCGGATATAAGCACGACAGCTCCGAGCGTGTAGGCTTTGACGGTGCGGGATTTTACGGTGCAAAAGCAAATGTTCGTACTATCACCGCAGAAATCGCTCTGCTTCCTCGCAGCGGAAAGCCGGCTACAATGTACGAGCTTCGCAGAAAGCTCCTGCGGTACTTTCCCGCCGGTGTTGAAGGTACGCTGAAATACACGAACAGCGCCGGCAAGACATATCAGATTGAGGGTGTTGTCAGTGAACTTCCTGCGGTAGAACGGCAGGCAGGTGTGCTGTGCACAGCGAAAATATCGATACTGTCATACGTTCCGTTCTGGCGTGTAAAAGCGGCAGATGTGGAGGTATCAGCCGCTGCGGGAAAAACGCAGTCGGTAAATTTCACAGCGCAGACGGAGGATAAAGTGCCCGCTATGCTTAGCGTAACGGCAACAGTTGCCATGACGGGTACCGATACGCATTCGGCAATAATTACGCTTTCGGGACGTGAAATGCCTGTGTCGTACAACAGCATGAGCGTCTACGGCAAAGAGCCACAAGGGACATACAAAAGCGCCACAGGAGAACTTCAGCTGACAAAATACCTGAGCACAAGTGATGTGATAAACATCGACTGGGGACTTCTCGGCAAGGTATATATACCGTATTCACAGCGTTCTGGCATCGACCTGATAAAGTCAACATCGCAGTATATCTATCCCGGCAATAACACTTTATCGGTAAAGAACATTGCAACAGCAGGCACGATAAAAGCAAAGCTGGTGCGTTTTGACTATGTAAGGAGTATCTGATGATAGTTAGAGTATACGATTTTTTATCGGCTGAGAAGCCGAAATTCTCGCAGAATCTTGTTGGGATCGTGTCTGATGTCGAAAGTTTCAAATATACACGCAGAGCATACGACATCGGCAGTTTCGAGATGACAATACCTACACACGCAGATGAAGCCGGATGTATACAGCCGGACCGTATGCTGATAGTCGGAGAAAAGCTTGGCCAGACATATATAGCGAGCGATCCGACAAAGCGTATAGTAAGAGGAATGTTTCTTTATGTTACGGACATTGAGAAGAAGGACGATAAGATAACTGTCACCGGATATGATCTGAAGTATCTGTTTGCCCTTCGGGTCACGCTTTTTCCGAAGGAAGAGCAGGACAAGGGAACATACGGCTATTACGTCACAAGTGGCACGACATTTTCGTGTATCTCGGACATCATCAACTACAATATCGTAAACGCTACAGACAGTGACAGACAGATATACGGTATGTTTGGTATAACGATGCCTGTAAATCAGATCAATGCTGACCCGCCGCTTACAGGCATACAGAATGACCGCTACATGACACGTCTTGAGCCTGTCAGCACAGCAATTTTTAATCTGCTAAAAAACTGCAAGACGCATTTTTACGATATGCGGCTGATCATAGATGACAATGCGGAGGACGGTGACAGCTACAATCCGCACATGGAATCGAGCGAGGACAAGCCGACTATCATCATAGACGAGAGCAGGTATAACATAAAAAGTTATACACGCAAGGACGGAACATCGGCATACAAAAATGCTATATATGCCGTAGTCGGTAGCGGTGATGATGTCACGGTAAAATGCGTGAAGCGTCCCGATGATACCGCAAGCGGAGTAAAGCGTAAAGAGGTTGTGCTTGACGTTGATACCGACAGTGTAGCCGAGATAGACAGATACGCACTTAAAGCGGCAGAAGAATATGTAATATCCGATGATTTTGAGATAGAACCGCTGTTTATGGATGACGAAGCCGAACCTGAGCTTGCACAGAAGGTATCCATTCGCATTGACGGGGTAGAGTACGAAACGGTCATAACTGAGATCACAGACGAGTACGCAAACGGCAAGCATACGCAAAGCTATGTTTGCGGCGACAAAAAGCTGAAGGTACTAAACGTGCTGAACAAGGCAACGGCAGGAAATACGCAGAAGATTGTTAATAATAAGATTGCTGCGGGAAATGCCGGCGGTGTCGGAAAATTCACCAATACCGACAGAAACTGCGAGATATTCAACGACTACAAAAACAATGTTGCATCAGCGTACTATTCTCATGCCGAAGGGTATAAGACTACAGCTAACGCTCCGTACAGCCATGCGGCTGTCTCTTATACACATCT